ACCACGTACAATTACTATCTTCAGATGATACGTGACGTAACTGGACTTAACGAAGCAAGAGACGCTAGTCTACCTGATCCTAAGTCTTTAGTTGGTATACAGAAGATGGCTGCGGCTAATTCAAATGTAGCTACAAGACACATATTACTTGGATCAATGTTTTTAACAGCTGAGATGTGCGAAGCTTTATCTATGAGGATATCTGATATACTAGAGTACTCACCGACTGCAGATGCTTTCGTTCAAGCTATTGGGTCACATAACGTAGCCACTCTTAAGGAGATGTCAGAGTTGTATTTATATGACTTTGGAATATTCATTGAGCTTGAGCCAGATGAAGAGGAAAAACAAATGCTTGAGAATAACATTCAAACGGCGCTGGCGCAAGGTTTAATAGATCTTTCTGACGCGATAGACATAAGAGAGGTTAGAAATGTTAAGTTAGCAAATCAACTATTAAAAATAAAACGTAAGCAAAAAGAAGAGCGTGACCAAAAAATCCAACAACAGAACATGGAAGCGCAAGCACAAGCAAATGCGCAAACTCAACAAGCCTCTGCTCAAGCTGAGATACAAAAAAATCAGGCAAAAGCTCAACAAGACATGCAACTAGAGTCTGTTAAATCAGATACAAAGTTAGCTTACTTAAGAGAGGAGGTTAGACTAAAGAAAGAGTTGATGCAATTTGAGTTTGATCTTAACGAACAACTTCGTAACCAAGAGCGCTCCGATACTAAGGACTTAGAGCAAATGAAAGAAGATGGTAAGAATGTGAGAGAAAAAGCTAAGATAGACAGTAAAAGATTTGAATCCGCAGGTAATGATACTATTGGAAGCGGAATGGGAGTAAGTAATTTTACTCCACAAATAGGAAAATAATTATATAATATTTTATCATGGAAAATGAAAATCAAAAAGATCTTGAGGAGGTAATCCAAGAGGTCGAAAATGAAACACCACAAGAAGAGGTAGTAGAAGAAACACCTGAACTTGATTTAGAAAAATTTCAAAGCAAAGATAACCCAGAAGTTATCAAAGTAGATTTAGCAAACCCACCAACCAATGAAACTGAAGAAGGTGACACTGACGACACAGGAGTGGCTGGAGTCGATGAAAGTCCCGAGCCCACACAAGAACAAGAAGAAGTACAACCGCAAGCAGAAGTACAAGCAGAATTATCAGGATTAGAGGAAGTAACTGAGGAAGAAGTACAAGATTTTAAAGAAGAAATATCTGACGCTATAGATGAAGCTGAAGCTACAGGTAGTCCTCTTCCTGAAAATGTCCAAAAGCTTATAAACTTTATGGATGAAACTGGAGGTGATATACATGATTACGTGCAGTTAAACAGAGATGTTAGCGGGCTTGACGATCAAGACGCACTTCTTGAATACTACAAGAACACAAAACCTCATTTAGATACTGAAGAAATAAATTTTCTAATGGAAGAGAACTTCTCTTACGACGAAGATCTAGATGATACTAAAGAAATAAAAAGAAAAAAAATAGCCCTCAAAGAGCAAGTTGCCGAGGCTAAAGCCTACTTAGACGGGCAAAAGTCTAAATATTACGAAGAGATTAAAGCTGGAAGTAAGCTCACAGGTGAGCAGCAGAAAGCAATTGATTTCTTCAACAGATACAATAAAGAGGAAAAGCAAACTCAAAAAGTAGCTGAAAAACAGAAAACTATTTTTCAAAAGAAAACTAACCAAGTTTTCAACAACGATTTCAAAGGTTTTGAATATAATGTTGGAGAAAAGAATTATAGAATGAGTGTTAGAAATGTAACTGAAATTAAAGATAACCAAAGCGACATCAATAACTTCTTCAAAAAGTTTTTGAATAAAGATGATACGATGAGAGACGCTAAAGGTTATCACAAAGGTTTATTTACAGCTATGAATCCAGATGTTGTTGCTCAACATTTTTACGAGCAAGGTAAAGCTGATGCTCTAAAAGAGAGCATGGCAAAAGCTAAGAACATAAACACCGAGAGTAGATCGTCGCACAGCAACGAAGATGCTAGCGGTTATAAAGTTCGAGTATTAGGTGATGACGCTTCCTCTTTTAAGTTCAAAATTAAAGGAAATAAATAACATTTAAAACAAATTAAAAATGGCTAATGGAAACATTACGGCTGGAGGTTTGTTGAATAGCACGCCTGCTTCACAGCAGACTACGCTAACTTCAAACTATCTAGATCTAGCGTCTGCAGCTAACCAAGGCTGGGCGCAACAATACTTACCAGATCTAATGGAGAAGGAAGCTGAGGTATTCGGTAACAGAACAATCTCAGGATTTCTTTCTAAAATTGGGGCTGAAGAGTCTATGACGGCTGACCAAGTTGTTTGGTCTGAGCAAGGTAGACTACACCTTTCATACAAAGGTAATGTTCTTTCAGGACAATCTGCTGGTGGTAATGTAGTATCAGGTGGTATTATCGAGATCACTCACGATATCGATGGTAACGCTCAAACTACAAATCACGGTATTCGTGTAAACGATACAGTTGTTATTGCTAGTGCAGGAGGTGTATGTAAAGCTATCGTTACTGAGGCGGTGCGTTCGAACAACCAAATTGAGGTTGCTCCTTACGGATTTGCATCTCTTAACGCTGCGAGTATTACTGAAGAAACTTCTCAAGCGTTAACTATCATGGTTTACGGTTCTGAGTTTAAGAAAGGTACTGCTTACTCATTACACTCAGACATCTCTGCTGCTACTGCAACAGAAAACTCAAGAGGACATAATGAGCCACAGTTCAAGTCTTTCATGAACAAGCCGGTAATCCTTAAGGATTTCTACGAAGTATCAGGTTCTGACGCTTCTCGTATTGGTTGGGTTGAGGTTGCTTCTGAAGAGGGTCAATCAGGTTACTTATGGTACCTAAAGGCTGCTTCTGATACGCGTGCTCGTTTCAACGATTACTTAGAGATGGCTATGATTGAAGGTACTGTTGGCGGTGTCGCTGACTCTGGTGCTGTATCAGGTATCGTTTCATCTGCAAGTTTAATTGACAACGCGTTTGATGACACTGACTCTGGCGTACGTTTTGGTACTCAAGGTTTATTTGATGCTATCGAGCAAAGAGGTAATATCACTGCTGGTTTAGCTCAAACAAACTCTGCAGGTTACAACTTACAAGAGTTTGATGATATCTTAGCTGAATTTGATAAGCAGGGTGCGATTGAAGAGAACATGATGTTCCTTAACCGTGGCACATCTCTTGCTATTGATGACATGCTTGCGGGTATGAACTCATACGGTAACGGTGGTACTTCTTACGGAGTATTTGAGAATGATGAGAACATGGCACTTAACCTAGGTTTCTCTGGGTTCCGTCGTGGATCTTACGACTTCTACAAGTCTGACTTCCGTTACTTGAATGATCTATCTACTCGTGGAGGTATTAACGCTGCTAACGCTGCTGAAGCGATTCGCGGTGTTATCGTTCCAGCAGGTACATCTACTGTATATGATCAGCAGTTAGGTAAGAACCTTAAGCGTCCTTTCCTACACGTTCGTTACAGAGCTTCTCAAACTGACAATCGTAAGATGAAGACATGGACTACTGGTTCTGTTGGAGCTAGTACTTCAGCGCTTGACGCTATGCAGCTTCACTTCTTATCTGAGCGTTGTTTGATTACTCAAGGAGCAAACAACTTCATGTTATTGAAGTAAACTATATTTGACGAAACTACCTCACCTTCGGGTGGGGTAGTTTTATATTAACTTTTATTATATTATATTATGGCTAAAAAGAAAAAAGAAGAGGTTATAGAAGAACCTCTAGTAGAAGATACGGTTGTGGTTGAAGAATCTATTGAAAAATTCGAAGAACCAAAACCAGTATTCAATAGACCTGAGAATCCTAATGTTGATGGATGGGAGATTAAAGATAGGATGTATTATCTAAAAGGTAAAAACAAACCTATATCTAGAGCTTTAAAAGCTTGTAACATCTACTGGTTTGACGAAGGCAAAGGTTATCAACGTGAGTTAAAATACTGTACAAATCAGATAACTTCATTTGTTGATGAAATGAAAGGTGATCATAGATTATCTAGCATCATTTTTAGAAGCGGAGCTTTATTTGTACCAAAAGAAGAAACAGTGTTGCAAAAGCTATTGTCTTTGTACCACCCTCATAGAGATCAAATTTACTACGAACATAAACCACAAGCTCTTGCTGAAGCTCAAATCGATAGATTAGAGATAGAGGCAGACGCTATTATAGCCGCTAGAGGATGTGCTATTGATTTAGCTGAGGCTATAGTTCGTACAGATGTAGGTTCTAAAGTAAATCAAATGAGCTCTAAAGAAATTAAGAGAGACTTACTTGTGTTTGCGAGAAAGCGTCCTATGTTATTCCTTTCATTGTTAAATGACGATAACGTAGTGCTTAGGGATATGGGCATTAAAGCCACTGAAGCTGGCATTATAAGACTATCTTCCGACAATAGAACATTCATGTGGGGTTCTAATAAAAGAAAGTTATTTACAGTACCTTTCGATGAACATCCATATTCTGCTTTAGCCGCTTGGTTTAAGACAGACGAAGGAATGGAGATATATTCTCAAATTGAGAAAAGATTAAATTAATAATCACTTAGTTGGGTGGCCACCCTTCGGGGTGGTCACTAAACTATAAAAACGAATTATGGCAATAAGTGTAGATACAGTTTATCAAAGAGTTTTAACTCTTGCTAATAAAGAACAAAGAGGTTACATTACTCCGCAGGAGTTTAACTTATTAGCCAACCAGGCTCAACAAGAGATATTTGAGTCTTATTTTTATACGCTAAACCAAAGGAATAGAAATGAAGAAGATAGAGATCAAGCTATTGATGAAACAGATTTAGCGGAACTTAT